CTGTAAACCATTGTTACCTAAGTGATCATAGATATATAGAGAAGTTTCAGCTAAGGCTCTCTTGCCTTCAGCATACTCTTCATCAGTTAAATCATCTATAATGTTTAAAGATATTTCTTCTTTACCTAGTTTAGTTCTTAGTTCATTCATAATCTTAGAAGCTCTTAGTGCTCTTACTGGTTTATTAATTACCAATGAAACTAAATCATCAACAGTTTCCCGTGGTGATTCTTCTAACATGATAGCTCCTACAGATCTACCTTCTTTAAGATGATCAATTATAATCTCTCTTAGAATAGTAGACTTACCTGACCCAGTACCAGAAGTCCATAGAGTTATCTCACCACTTCGTTGTCCCAATAGAAACTCCGTTAGAGAATCAAAGGGGAAGGGGTACACTACCTCTACAGCATCTTCTTCTAAGTCATTAGTAATAGAAGACACATGTAGTATTTCATCTGGAGAATACCTTGGTGCTTCCCATATTGCCTGAAGTACTGCCTTGCTTTCACCATTCAGTGAACATTCGTTAGCATCTTTAAAAGGCAAGGCTGCTATCTTACATTTTCCTGGTGGTAGTATCTCTGCTACTCTTTGAGATGCTTCTCTTCCTGCTTCGTCCATGTCAAACATTAAGACGATCTCTTCATAACTACTTAGGAATTCTAAGTTATCACGAACAGATTTCACAGCACCAGAAGCACCATTAGGTAGGCTAACTACAGGCCATTTGTTATCTTGAATTTGACTGACTGTCATGCAATCATATTCACCTTCGGTAACTATAATCTTCTTACCACCTTTGTTCTTCCATAGTTGTTGTCCAAACAGTTGTGGCTTTGTAGAATCTCCTCTCCATTGAAAGGATTTGTTTGCTCCTCTAAGTTTCTGTGCGACCACCTTACCATCTCGGTAATAGCTACTGATCTCTACTCTTTTTCCATCTTGAGAGTGAGTCAAGTAACCATATAGCCGTGCTGTCTTTACATTGATCTTGCGATCATTGATAGCTTTGGCTGTGCCTTCTAGAAACTTAAGTTCTGTCATAGGTTTTGCTTTAACCATTAGAAGTTCCTTATTATTTTTGTGTTCATAATGTTCACAAGCAAAACAATACTTGTGTCCATCATCATATACCGCTAAATTGTCTTGAGAATTATCCCGCCCGTGCTGAGCACAGACAGGACATTGTTCCCTACTAATTACATTTGACATTAACTACTCCATGGCATTTTTGTTTTCAGCCAGTTCCATAGTGGAGTGCCAATCAATGCTCCCGCTACGAATACTACTACTGAATAAAATACTGTACCTAATGCACTACTTAAAATTACATCCATCAGTTTTCTCCTTGTAAATTTCCATTACTATTTTGCCTGCCCATGCTAATGAGATTGCACCTGTTGCAATCACTACGGGAAGGAAGAACCAACTAGCATACAATGCTAGTGCATAATTTAATATAACAAATAACACTCCACCTATCAACGGCCTCCAACCCATTCGTCCACCAGTAATAACAAGAAGAGCCATACCGCTAAGAGTACAAATACCACCAAGCCAGCCAAGCATAGGACTACAGCTAGAAACTGGAGTACTAATAATCTCAGAAGCTTGAGCAATCTTACTATTGGGTGTACTAAATATGTTTTGAAATCCATTACAGCCTCCTAGTATTGCGAATACTAAACCCCCAAAAAATTTTTGCAATATTTTTCCCATATTTTCTCCTTATCAAAGTTCATTAATTCCTAATATAAAATAACCACCATCATAACAGTTCGGTGCCCATTGTTTACAGGCATAAACTTTTTGAATCTGAGTATCATCTTCCCACAATACTCCATTAAATGAATCGAATATTGCTTTAAGATAATTATCTATATCAGCTCTCGGAGCCGACAGTTTTGTTTTCTTGGGACGTTTAACATATATTTCTACATCCACTTCTAGTGGTGAAGTATATGGAATCGTAGCTGAATCAAACATTTCTTCAACTAAATTCGCCATGTCTTTTCGAAAAGTTTTATAAGGGCCAGCAAAGTAGGCCCCATGTTTTGTAACACGGGGTCTACTGGCTGCCACTGGACTAATTGGGAACGTCCACTCAGGCATTATACAGGTAAGTCGCCCATCTCCTCAGTCTCTTCAGTCTCTTCAGTTACTTCAACTTTATAGTTAGAGCCATCAAAGCCTTCAGTTACCTCAAAGCCACCGCCTAAATCTGCTGTGTTCTTTTCAATGATCTGTACTCCGTTTAGGAATATAGACATTGAACCATCACGAGCTAGTACTGTTGGTGCCAGTCTTAATCTTACTGAATCTCCACCAAATGGTACTGCTTCGGTACGCTGAGCACCAGCATCACGGCAAGGAAATACTTTAGTATCCTTCTTAACAAAGACTTTAGACTTTGCTTTAAGGAATGATTCCCCTGTCTCTTCATCAGAATACATACCATTAATCTTGGTTGCTCCTGATTCCTTAAGCAGTGTGTCTAGTTGCGTCTGCAACTCGTTATCTACTATAACAGTACAGCTATGATTTGCTGAGTCTTCTCCAAACTTAACATCTGGGGCATGCAAGTGTGCCCACTTCACTGTCAGTGTGTGTGTCGTAAAGGGTTTAATCTTTTGAGCCATCATTCTGTTCTCCTTTTTCAAGTTCAATTTGCTCTTCACATTTCTTTAATAAGGCAATCTTTGATTCATCTATGCCTTTTACAATTGCATCTAGAACATTACGCATGTCATCTAGATACTTAGTTACTTCATCCGCAGATACATATAACTGTTTTTCTTCCTCGGTTTTCACTTCGGTTTCCATTACATTACCTCCATATAAGGTTTGCCATCTTTAACAATACCTACGCCATTAACTGGTTTGCGTAGGAAATTTCTACTATAATACATTAATTTGTGGTCTTTGTCAACCCCATTAGGTACATTCATACCAAATATTTTTTCTCCAGTCGGTCCAGAAGTATACAATATGGCAGCAGTAGAGTGTATATGCCCCGCCACTGAACTTTGTAGTCTTGCTTTCGCTGTATTAAAGGCAGGACACAAGCCCCCACTAGTTCCTGTACCATGATAATAATAAATGCCATCGATATCATGCTCATATTCCCAATCCCAATAAGGCGTTTCATATATATCACTATACTCCTTAAGATACATAGCAGGGATACCGCTTGCAGCAGCCATCCTATGTACTCTTTCATCATGGTTTCCAATACATACCCTAGCTTTAGGGAATGCTTTGTGCCACTTCTTTAAAGCACCCATGGCTTTATTATATTCTTCTACAGCACTGTCGCTGTCTGGATTTTTCTGGTGAAATGATATTGCATGGTGATCTAAGATGTCACCAATAAACATTACTTCAGTACACTTGTGTTTTCTTTTTATATTTTTACAAAACTGTAAATAGTCTTGCCTTTCTGCAGGTAGATGTAAATCACCTACCACCAATACATTCGTCATTATCGTCCTCCTTGGGCGGTAATATTATTTTTGCTTCTACATCCATGAAAGGTATGCCTCGTTCCATAACTTCCTGATGCAGATTTGTAAGAAAGATATCATACATTAAGTCAGATGGAAAACCAAAAGTAACAAAACTTTTTCTACCATCTAATGCTAGGTTTAAACAGTGCCTAATACTAAACTCTATGTCACCTTCACACTCAATAAATATATTTGTCATTCGTTTTCCCCTTTACGCAAAGAAATAATCGGAGATTAATACTCTAGTTATATCTAAAGTCCCCTTCTTTGGCACCTTAGGAAGTATAATCCCAAGTTGCTGTTGAACGTCCTCTTTAAACTTTTCTAATTGATTAACGCTATGAATATTAACAAACTCTTCTCTTAATATATCACGCATATCATCTACATAATTACAATGGCAGCCATATGAGTCGTGTATCATACACAAACTCAGTATTCCTATTCGTGTTAGCCTAACTATTGTCATAAACATATGTGCAGCATCTAAACTGTGGATAAAGTTAGGAGCTATTGCTTGAGAAGCACCTCTTTTATTTACATCGTTAGATGCAGTAAAAAATGTCAGCTCTTTATTACCAAACAGTTTAGATACAGATCGCCTTGTGTTGATCTGATTGTAATGATGCACTACTTTAAACCCTGAAGGGGTAGTATATTCTACATGTTTATTTAAATCATTTGCTATAGAAATTATTTGTTTAAGATAATCTTTACCTTTGTTAGGTTCCTTAAGACATCTGTCCATGCTTGCTTTAATAGCACGGGCTAGCTCAGTTATAGCTCCACCCTTTTGGGCATCATCTACCCAGTCTAAGTGTCCTTCTACTTTCAAATACTTTTGTATCCCATAGAAAGTAAGACCATACGGGTCACACATTGTACTACGCTTAGTAACTTTTCTATCAATAGCTTCATTCCAATACTCTAAGAAGTTCTTACACCACGGTATCTCTTCCTTGTGATGAGAACAATAGTCAGTTACTGCATCAGCAATGTGTTGATATAGATCTTCGGGAGTATCCTTCGGAATGATTCCAACCTTCTCTCCAATTGCAGCGTCACCCATAATGGCAGCCCAGTGTTGTGCTCCGTTGCATTGTCCGTCTAGTTGTACTGATACATAAGACATACCATCTTCTCGACAGTAGTCAAAGATAGCAGCCAGTCTTTGGAAAGACTTGTTCTTCTTCTTCTTGTTGTCTATCCATTCTTTATTCTCATAAGGATCTTCAGCTATTCTTCTTATCATTTCTTCATTATCTTCTGTCCACTTAGCTCTATCATTAAGTGAAACCTTATCATAGTCAAACAGATTTGCAAGGTTAACTCTTTGCCAGTACCTGCCTCGCTCAGTAACCTTTACTCCATTAGAGAAACAGGCTAAGCTTTTATCAAAGTCAGATGACTGTGGGCTTAGTAATTCACAGCTTGTATATGCTCTACCACGAAAGTCTAAGGTAAATACATGGTAAAAGTATTCCCATTTCATTAGGTCTGAAGCAAGTTGTAATCTGATTAGCATTCGCCCTCTGGATTGTTCTTGTTTATACCAGTCCGACCATGCACCCTGCCTCCGTTGGCACCAAATTGCTTTGTCTACTTTACCCCCATCTTTAGGGTATTCTTCGTTGTACATAAACTCTTCAAAAGAATAGCAAGGTAGGTTGGCTAGCTGTGTATTGTTTTTAAACAGCGTCTCCATAACCTCTAACACTTGTTCATTTACCTTCCACTCTGTTAACATTAAACTATTCAGCCCACTTATAACCTTATCAGAGGGTTCAGAATACTTCTGTTCTTTATCACTCTCTCCAAAATAGTTTGACTTAAACCTCTGGACCATAGGTTTTCTCATGTTTGTTTTAATATATCCTCCGCTTGCATTTTGTGTATGCAATTCAGGAGGAATAATCATTGGTCTGTATATCAGAGAGCTTGTCTCTAGTAACTGATGTCTTCTGTGTAGCTCTTCCAAGATTGAATGATGAAACTCTACGAAAGTATATCTTTTAAATGTATTACCCCTCTTAATTGGACGGGTGTCCATAAAAATAATGTTACTATCAGCAGCTATCCTTAACATGTGGTGCCCGAAGTCATGCTGTTGTTTTATAGTTAACCTCATGTCCTCTTCTACCTTTTTACTAAAGGCTTTACATCTTTTGGGTGTCCAATTCTTAATGAACTTAGATTGCTTCATCCAGTCTACTCTATAATTGCTCTTAGCTCTTTGGTAGGCAACGATATCTAACGCATCCTTAGCAATCAAAGTTGAAACGCTCTGTGCTAGTGGTGGAGTATGGAACTCTTCGTCAAGTTGTTGTCCCCAGAATCCACTCGAAAACCAGCATCGTATAACAGCCCTAACTGCTATGTCTGCCATCTTTGATGCCCCTAATTCGAGCAAAGGTGTGACCCACATAGGAGTCTTAGGGTTCTGTACTATCTTGTCTATCCACTCTTGATAAACTTCAGTCAATTCTTTAACCGAACTATCTAACAGCTGTTGTTCGGGCAGCCCTTCATCTGGTGCCCTGTTATAATCATCCCAATACTTTGATCTACTATAAATTAGCATATCATTTTCATAAGATACTTGTGCCTTACGTCTATCACTTTTCTTACTATCTGTTTCGTTAGCCCATTTCAAGAGTTAAGTTCCTTCATAGCTTTGTCGAATTCTTCTTGGGTTATTTCACCTATAGCTAGATCATACCGCAAGCCCCACTCTTTATGGGGTATACTAACAGGTCTTTGCTTGTCGCCTTTGCCAGCACTCTTTTCATTCCAAGCAGTAGGTGTCCAGTTACTACCGTCCTGATTGTAACCATCACCTTTCCCATCTCGTTTTCTTCTTAATAAATTCTTTGGATTGTGCGGATCATTTTTTAGTTTACGAACCTCTCCGTCTTCACCATCACCTTTTTTCTTCCAGCCATCTGGATCTCCACCTTCAACATAGCTCCCTTGTTTCTTTTTCTTTGGCATTAATAATCTCCTCTGCAGTATTGGATTATAAATAGAATTATAATAACTATTGCTAAGCTTATTCTCATAGGCATTCTGTCTTTTTCTGGATCAGTCATGGATCATTCATGGATCATTCCTTATTATATGGGCTTCAAGAGCCTGCCTTATGCTATCATCGGACGTACCTAAGCACTTAGGCGGTTGAGGCTCCCTGAGTATAGTCTCTTTCGGGAACTATACCACACCCATAGATTTAAGTAGCCCAGAGCAGGTGTGCTTTATATTTTATCCTGCTTTACTAGTCGCACCGTAGTGCTACTTAGATTGTTATCACTCTCCGTTTACTAGTGTACGCAAGGGACGGAGTTAACAGAATTCTCATTAGCTTTATGGGTTTATTTCCTCAAGCCAGTACACCTGTACCCTCTGATAGTGATATTAAATTGTCGGGGCAAGTAAGAACGTGGGCGGGTACCTCTCCGCTTTGTCTCCTGTCACCCTGCCTTTCGGCACTCGGCGAACTTACTTAACCCCATTAGATTGTCGGTAGGTTACGCCTACCAGTCGAGTATTTTAGACCCTATACTAATGGGTTTCGAGTTTTACAACTTCACAGGTTGTTGTATAGTAGAGATGCCTTGGCTACGAGTAGCCCAAATCTCTTGAACCCGTTGAGGCCGTGGTCCTATACTAACGAGAGTGCATGACGCATAACACGGGTAGAATTCTTGGCTGCTTCACCGATCAGCTTGTTGCTGATAGTAGCCTCGGT